GGGTCAATCCTCCATTTGGGTCATTTCTCATGGATGGAAAGAAGAAAGGACCCACTGCTTGGGCCAGGAAATGCATTGAGGAATACAAGCAAGGTAAAAAAGTAGTGATGGTTTATCCAATTGATAAGTGGGTCCTAATGCTTCTTGAGCATGCTTCTGAGGTAAGAAATCTTAAAGATGTCAAGTGGCATGCAATTGAAGATGGATCTCGAGGCAAAGGACTAGGGAGACATATAGCCTGTTTTGTTTTAGATCCATCCAAAAAATAAGGTAGGTATGCCTTGCAGGAGATATTTAATTATTATTTCTATGCAAGGCACTTCCTAAAAATCCAGACTAAGATAAGTGGTATCCAGCCTCTCCATCTTAGGAAATATCAAATTAAATTTATTCAATTCTGCCAGAGCATAAAAGGGCCTGTAAGAGTAATTATAGTAAAGCCTAGGCAGGCAGGATTCTCTACCATTGTCTCCTCCTGGTTTTTTCACATGATGGCCACAGACTCAAACTTTAAAGGATTGGGGATGGCAGATAAGAGTGATAGGACTCTATCTATCAGGAAGATATATTCTTTCTTTCTCCAGCAGCTCCCTCCTGCTTTAATTCCGATGATAGCTAAGAATAATACAAAAGAGATTGAATTTGATAATCCAGACTTTAATGCCAGATTGACTAATCCAGGTCTAGCTTCTGGGATTAAGTTTGAGACTGCTCTGGATCCGAATGCTGGACGGTCAGAGTCCAGGAAATTTGCCCATCTATCTGAGAATGCCTTTTATCTTTATTATACTGAGATTGATGACGGGGTCCAAAACTCAATACCTTTAGTAGATGGGACATTCATTGCCAAAGAGTCCACGGCCAATGGAAGAGCAGGTACAGGCAGGCCTTTTTATCTTCTTTATAATGCAGCTAAGAGGAATGAGACTATCTATAAGCCTTTTTTTGTGGCCTGGTATGAGGTAGATGACTATGCCATTAATCCATTAAAAAAGCCTGCATTGACTAAATACGAGAAGGAGATAATGAAGCAATATCCTCTCACTCTGCAGAATTTGATGTGGCGTAGGCTTAAAATTATGGAATACTTGAATGATGAGGAGGAGTGCTACTTGACACCTGAAGAGAGATTTAAGCAAGATTTTCCTTTGTCAGATGAGGAAGCATTCCTCCATACAGGACAGCCTGTCTTCCCTCATGAGGTAGTAAATAAACTAATTAGCAGTCTGACCAACTTTAGGCCTAACGACATAAAAGACCGACTGAAAATAGACGACCAAGTGCTCAGACAATTCTGGGACCAATTATCTATCTATACGCCACAGAGAAAAGGAAAGACATATTTTATCGGGGCAGATGTGGCAGAAGGGCTTGCTCAAGGAGATAGCTCCTCTGCTTATGTAATGGACCAGGACTACGTCCAGGTAGCTAAATGGCATGGGAAGATAGATCCAGATATGTTTGGTCACTTATTGATTGCTTTAGGGATGCTTTATAATGACGCACTCCTAGTAATTGAGAATAATAATATGGGCCATACTACGATAACCACGGTCAAGAATAACTATTATCCAAGAATTTTCTCCCAAACTGTAGAGGATAAGAGGACTAAGAAAAAGAGCACCAGGCTTGGCTGGATGACTACAGGCCCATCAAAGAATGACATGATAAACGAGGGAATAGCTCGGCTTAGAGATGGGAATTCCAAAATCCTAGATATTGCTCTCCCTACTCAAATGTCTACAGTGACCAGAGGAGAGAATGGAATAGTAGAGGTTAATGGGAAAGATAGAGTCGTTGCATATTGTCTGGCCTGTATAGGTCGAGCGCAGTACAGTACGTCCATACGAAGAGGTAATAACAGGAGGCCATTAGCTGGCCGTATAACTACGGGACAGAGCGCACATGACCGGTGGGCAAGGCAAAACAAAAAGGGAAGCCAGGATATTTTTGATTGATGGAAAAAATAGCAGATAAATTCACTACAATCATGCAGCAAGCTCAACATGACCGCCATTTCCAAGATGCATGGAGGACTTATACAGTCATGATAGAGGATATTGGATTCTTCTTCTTCTGTGGGGGTCTAATGTTTATTGCGCTGGGAATATTTTTTATCATGAAGATTCTAAAGGTTTTTAAATGAATAAGGAGATACTCCAAAGGATTTTCCATGAGCATCACTTCCAGAAGATGTGGAGAGAATTCCTAGCAATAGGAGAGAATATCGGTTTTTTCTTTAATTGCGGGGGCTTTTGTTTCATAGTTATAGGAGTATATTTTATTACGATTACGCTTAAAAAAGGGAATGACTTATGAGAAATCTGCTCTATTTATTACTTGCTCTTTCTATGTACGCCACATCTGCTTACTCCAAGCCTCAGGTGGATGCTATAAATGACATGAGGGATATTATCGTCAAATCTCCCATGGAGATAGCAGCAGGGAATGTGCCAAGTCACTCATTTATCCATAAGTTTGGAGAAGCTGGAGACATTGATACTGCTGACGGGGTTGTCGATATATGGGACGGAGCTACAGATACAATAGCAGGATTCACTAAGACTCCGACCTATACTTATTCGACAACCGCAGATATTGATAGCATATCTAGCTCCGACAATAGCGATACCGTAGATATCGAAATACAAGGTTTAGATAGTGATTGGAATTTAGTAAATCAAACGATTACACTCACAGGACAAACAAGAGCGGCATTAACAACTAATTTAATAAGAGTCTTTAGGGTCAAAAATGTAGGAGCAACGGCTTTGGCAGGAAATGTCTTTGTTTATAAAAACGGTGGTTTGACAGCAGGAGTGCCAGATACAGAAGCTGACGTAAGAGCAATTATGCAGATAGGGAATGAACAAACACTTATGAATCTATATACTATCCCTAATGGTAAGTCTGGGTATCTTTGTAGGTTTTCTGCTTCTATGAGCAGGAGGGCAACGCAAAACTCTAACATTGAAATGAGGTTCAGGCAAAACGGAGGAGTTTTTCAGCTTAAAAATAGACAGTCAGTAATGGCAGCAGGTACCAGTCATGAGAATCATGCATATGCAATACCTGAGTCTGGCTTGCCAGAGAAAACAGATATTGCGCTAAGAGCCGATTCAAGTGCAAATAATGGAGCTATCTCAGGTAGCTTCGATATCGTATTAGTTGATGATTAAACAGGAGAGTTATATGAAATTTTTATTATTGTTTTTAGTCCCATTTTCGTTAATGGCAGAAATGCCAGTAGTTTTTAAAAAAGGGATGATAATCAATTGTCCTATTACCATGAAGCCTATCTATAAGTTTGTAAAAACTCTCCGAGAAGGAGACTCGGTAAGCTCAGACAGATTGATAGATTTGGAGACAGGGAAAAAACCTCTTCCAGATGAGCCTTTTAAATGTGACTCTGTCATTATTGGCTGGTCAGGAGTCTGTATATTCTCTAATCAGGGATGGAGGCCAAAGAAATGCCAAAAGCTGATTAGAGCTACCTATTCGTTTGTACCCATCATAGACCGTCCTCAAAGGTAAGTAATGGATTGGACGGAATTTGATATCCTCAGGTTTTTAATCTGCCTCATAGGTGTGATTATCTTAATAGCTCAGTTTTTCTTTTACCACATGCTGAGAGATAGTATTACTCATGAAGTACTAGACTGCCTTTGCAAGCAAAAGACAGGGCTAGAGAAGAGAATGAATCTGAATCATAATAATTGCCTAGCTTATATCCATAGGTCTTTTACAGAATTCGGAGAAAAAGGAGAGGTAGGGCCTCCATCCACTGTCAAAGTAAATAAAAAATTAAAAGGCCATTCCTATTTTCCGTCCAAGGATCCAGATGTCATCGGGAAAGGTGATTTAGTGGATGAGTGGGAATAATGCAAGAGAATTTTAAATGGAAAGAAAGAGATTATAGGATAGAGAGGGGGCATGCTTCTGCTCTCAGGAAGGCTTGGAAGAAAAACAGTAAAAGAGTCTTATATAAAGGTCAGGAGTTTGAGAGTATCAGAGCATTTTCTAAGCATTTGGGTATTTCTTATACTAAAGCAGTAGGAATGGTAAAAGATGGGAAGGCCAAGAAGATTCCCAGTTAGGAGATGTTTTGGAGTAAATCTTGGCCAGCTTCTTTGACTTCAGACCTTTCCTTGTCATCCATGGCACTGAATGTCCGGCTTCCCTCATGTACCATTGATTCTGCTGTGGCCTTCAAATGTTTATCGTCTTTATGGAGGTTTTTGAGGTATTCAGCTTCTCTATCAGAGAATTTATCCTCTTTGTCTAAGATGTCGTAAATCTTTTTCAATCTCTTGTCATTAAAGTATTGAGTCCTGGAGAATCCCTCTTCCTCGGGTAAATCTTCATATCCTACCTCTTGGAGTCCCATTATCTTTAAATGGGCCTTGTATTCTGAATAAGTAGCGCAATGCTTTCTAATATTTCTTTGGAATCCCGGGCTAAACCCGTCCTTTGCTGTCATGCTTGACTTAACTACTATCATTTTCGGGAAGCCACACTGGAAGCAGGATATTCCAGGAACAGCTCCATACTGGAGCCTTTCGAATTCCAGCTTGGGCCAATATCTTAAAAATTCTTGATTGCATTTCGGATTACGACATTTGAGCCGATATGATTTTGACATGAATGAAGTCTAATATTGTACTTCATTTTATTAAGAGATTTTCCGGTAACGGAAAAAGAAAGAGTATTCCTGTCTATTGCATTTAGACTATTGCCATGGCAGAAAATAACTCCGCATCAAAAGCTATCGTCAAGAAGGATGAGCAAGACCCTAAAAAGCTCACAGATGATGTCCATAAGCCTCTAAAGAGGTATAGGAAGCAATTTGAGCCTGGCTGGACTAGGGAAGAATCAGCTTACTATGGAGATATCTGGAGGAATAGAAATCAATTCCGACCATACGAAAATACTATTTTTGAGATTATAGAGGGAGCGGTCCCTATCCTGACTGATTCGATGGCAGGAGTCATAGCTCAAACTGAAGACCCAGAGCATGAAAATACAGCATCTACTCTTACCAAGTCATTCGAGTGGACACTTAAAGACCAAAAATTCCATATCCTAAAGCCAATACTAGTCAGGAATAGCCTTATAGGAGGACCTGGATACCTTCATGTATATTGGGACAGGAATGGAGACAATGGTAATGGTCGTCAAATGTTTGAGGTTATCCATTGGAGAAATGTATGGCTTGAAGGTAGATCCTGCCTTATTGATGATTGTTACAAAGCAGTATTTGAAGTCAAAAGAGATAAGGAATGGCTCAAGAGAGAATTCCCAAAAAATGCAGATGAGATTGATAAAGTAGAAACCAAAGATACTGGTACGGCCATAGAAAAAGACCGTGAAGGCCTAGAAAGCTTTGACGTGACTGGTAAGTCAAAAAGAAGAGCACCTATCCCATATATGGATGATGACTTATTGGTAATGAGAATCACTTATAAGAAGGATTATTCCCTAATCCCTATCCCTGAAGAGAAAACACTGGAGGAAGTCCAGCAAGAGCATGAGGATATTAATGGAGATGAGGGATTGGACGTATCCAAGTATCAAGACCATGAATCTCATATGGAGGCCCATTTAGCTTTACTCACTCAGCTATATGATGCCTTAGGACTCACTATAGAGGATGGGCAGGATGCTGCGCAAGAAGTAGCTATTCAGGCTATGCAAGAGTCTCCTGACTCTGGAGCTGACCAGATACTGCTCCAAATAAAAATACTAGAAGACCACATGGAATCCCATCAAACTCTTCATAGAGAAAATCCTGAAGGAGGGATGCCTAAATATAAGGACAATTGGAGAGTAATAAAGACTCTTGGTAAATTGACCATATATGATGACTCTCCAGAGGAAGACCATGGAGAGATACCTTTAGTCCTTTGGTATGCATATAAGGACATGAATATCTATGGAATCAATGAGACTCGGAATATGTATGACTCTCAGTCTATGCAGGCAGTCATGGGATACAAAGTCTATAAAGGCCTTCAAAAGATAGCTAACCCAGTCAAGATTATAGATATTGAGACTGGCCTTAAGAAGGAAGATATCACTAATGAGGATGGAGGACAGTATTTCATACCTCAAGGCACTAATATTAGAAATATGGAGCCAGGTCAGATATCTGAGCAAGTAGTAAGCTTCTCTCAAGTACGTGTAGACAAAATGAAGGATATTGCAGGCACTCGGGCAGCTTCAGACGGGAAAATCCCTCATCCCAATTCTTCAGCACTCTTAGTCGATAAATTAGAGCAGCAAGCGTTAGGGAGAGTGCGTCTTAAAGATAGGAATGACCAGTACTACTCTATGGATAGACTCGCAAAGATAGTCATATCTAATAATATCTCTTTCTGGACTACTGAGAAGACTCTCAGGCTGGCATCTGGAGATGACGGTAAATTAGAGGCCATAATCTTTAATCCTGCTGAAATCGAGGATCTTAAATGGGAGATTACAATTGCTCCTGGATCCATGGCAGGAGTAGATAAGCAAGCATTTAATGCGTACATGCTCAAATTAGTAGAGCTTGGAGCGATTACAGTAAGGCAGATGCTCACAGTAATTGATCTTCCTAAAAAGCAAAAACTCCTTGCCTCTATGGATGAGAATGATGAGACAAAAGCTGTCCTGGAAGAATTAAAAACCCAACTGGAGCAATGCCAAATAGAGAATCTAAAAATTAAGGCCAATGTTAATCCCGAGCTACTTTCTCCTGAAGAGAAGAAAGCTTTGGAGCAAATAACCAGACAAGAGCAGGTAGAGCAATTAAGCCAAACCGCTAACCAAATATAGGAGAAATAAATGTTTATAAGATCGTATCCCCAATTTTTATTTGATGAGGCTTCAGACGGTACAGATGGAGGGACAGGAGGCCTAGGGGATGGAGGAGACTCTGGAGATGCTGGAGGAAGAGGCCCTACAGATTATGAAGCCATAATGGATAAGTATCCAGCCGATGATACTCCAGCAGATAATGATGACAAGAATGACAATCCAGATAATGTCTCCAATATTGCTGACAAGCAGAATAAGGACGATAAAGATGGAGATAAGACTCCTACTTTAGAAGAGGAATTGGAGAAGTTTAATGTAGAGGATACTGGAGACCTTTTGGCCAATGTTAATAATTGGGGCCTTCAGGATAAAGACGGGAATCCTCTTGAATTTAAAAATGCAGAAGAAGTTAAAGATTTAATAAGTAAAGGACTTGAAGGAAATCAAGGTACTCAAGAGCTAGATTCTCAACGTCAAGCAATGGAAAAAGAATTCTCTGATAAAGAGGAAAAATTCAAAGCTGATACGGAGACATTTGAGAAGCAAAGAGGAGAGCTAGGTGAGACCTTACAAGAATATCAAATATTTTCAAGAGTCCTAGGTCAACTCCAAAAGTCAGACCCAGAGGTCTATAATGACTTGGCAGAGGCATTTTCAAGAGAGACAGACGCTCTTGTAGAAAGCCAAAACAACCCTCTAGTAACTCAGCTTACTACTCAAGTCGGAGAGTTAACGAAAGTTATCCAAGACATGAAAAGTGGTAATGAGCAGACTGAGAATACTGAGATTGTGAAGGAGTGGGGTACCGGACTTGCTGAAATCCAGAAGGCCTATGGAGGTAAACTCTCAAGCCTTAAGGTCGTCCCCAATTATGAGGACGTAAAAAAGATGTGGGCATCAAATGCTGACAAATCTATGACTCCTAAGCAGGCATTCTTTGCTGTCCATGGAGAGCAGATTAAGAAGGCATTAGAGTCCAAAAACAAAAATGCAAACACTAAAAAACAAAGTGACGCCAGGCTAGGCAAACGTCATAGCAATCCTGGAGGAGGTCCCCCCGTGGCCAAGCAGAGCCGTGAGGAATATCTCTTAGAGGTAGCTGGTAGACATACTTAATTGGGAGGTTAAATTGAAAACTTTAAAATATTTATTCATGAGTCTAATGAATCTCTGCCTTGTCTTTTTGAAAGATGAGACAGGAGCATTCTCCTTTGGCCAGGTGACGGCCATAACCCATGATCTTATCAAAGATGAGATGACGGAAGGTGTCTTCCTTTCCAGTGAATTTCTCAGGAAGCTGAGGGAGATGCAGGAGCTAGAGGAAGGTGGAAATCAAGTGCTCTTGCCTCTAATGACCAAAGATGATACTGGGACGACTGGAGGTCATTATAAGAGGTCCGATGCTCTGTCATTACAAGAGTACGATGGAATCAGTGCATCCCTCCATCAATGGGTTTACCTATACGAGTCAGTGGTTATTTACAAGCCAGATATTGCTAAAAACTCTGGAAGGCTTGGAGTGCTTAAACTAATTGATAAAAAGATTAGACAAGCAGAGTTGGCCATGGCCCAAAGATTAACCAAGGCTCTATTTACGGGTACAGCCGCAAACGATCAAACTGTAGGTCTAGATTCAGTAATCGCTTCTAGTGGTTCATATGGATCTATCGCTTCTACTGACTTGTCCACTTGGGTCTCTAATGTGGATGATAATGGAGGTACAAACAGGGCCTTAACTCAAGCCATAGTGGACGCTTCTTATGACAATGCTTTCGAGCCTGGAGTAGGTGGGGCAGATATGGGAGTAATGACCAAAGGAGTTTTCTCTAAGTTTAGAGGCCTTCTAACAGGAGTCCAAAGAACTACCAGAGATTCCACTCTGAATGGTCTAGGTCATAAGGGACAAAATTTGATCTATAACGGGATTGATTATTTGGTAGATAACGCTGGAATGCCTGCCAATACTCTCTTCCATTTAGATTCAAGGCATTTTAAACTGCATGTCCATAGAGACCACAATATGAGAAGACAGAGTATCTCTGATCTTGAGACAGCAGATGCTCTATTGGAAAGAATTTTCCTTTATTATGTCTCAGCAGCAAGTGAAAGGAAATTTCATTCTAGAGTGAATGACATTACTTCTGCTTAATAAGTAAGTGGGATGGCTTTCGGGTCATCCTAGTTTTTTGGGAATTTTTAAAATGTTTAATATTTCGAACCTAATAAGGAGAAGGAAAATGAAAAAATTAATTTTACTCTTATTTGCAATATTCGGGCTAGGAAATGTCCTGGCATACGACTCTCCAGACATTCAAAAAGAGTCTAGCTTTATTGAGGAGGCCATAGAGTTTGTTTTGCCAAGCGCAAAGGCAGACATTGGCCTAGTCGGCAGGAGTACATCGATTGACAATCTTGGTACTCTCCAGCCTGGATCTCGAGAAGTATTCTATATCCATGTAAAAAATGGATCTGGGACGACTTATGGAGCAGGAGCAGGTGTAATCTTGGATTATACTGCAGATGACGGTTATACAGTCACAGGGACGACATCAATTACCGCTCGACCTCATTGTATGCTCCAGGAGAGCTGTGCTAATGGAAAACTCTGTAAATGTCAGACTTACGGCTATACCTCTCTCTTGCTCTTTGACGGGGATGGTAATGACGTGGCAGCAGCAGGAGATCCTGTCTTTGCTTCGACTAAGACAGCAGGCTATTTTATGGCACTTACTGTCGGGAATGGAAGCGCATCTGCTGAAAGCTGGGGGGTCTTTTATGATGCCTCTACGGCCTCGGGAGCAGTCGAGGCATTTCTGGATTTAAGATAATGAATATGAAGCTGCTTTTTCATATCTATTGGGGAGTGGGAATTTTTCTCACTCCCTTATTTATTAAAATTACTGACCAGCCAGTGTCTCCAAGGTTTTCTAGAGATCAACTCTTTTGCGCCCTTATAGCTCTTTCTGTAATCCTTTTTGGATTCTTCAAGCCTCTGGCCCAGGCAAATAAACATTTTTTAATATATGTAATGATAATACTGCCTCTGGCATTCTTGAATAGGGCATATTTCAACTCAATCGAATACTGCCATCAATTAATCTGCTTCTTAGCAGGACTGGTCTTAATTGCACAATTACTCTGCAATTTGGATTTTGAATATAAAAATATAATTAAAAATGCTTTGATCGCCACATGTCTTGCTCAGTCTGCTGTGGTTATTATTGGCCATTATTTCAATATAGATCTTTACAGAGAAATAATTCTAGGATCAAGCAAAACAATCTATTTTAAAGGCTCATACGCTGCAGCTTTTGGGACTGAGGGAAATCCCAATTCTACAGGAGGCCTTTTGGCCATGACTGCGCCATTCTTACTAAAAGTCCCTTACCTTCTTCCTATAGGGTTAGTTGCTACGGGTTTGACTTCTACTATGCCTGTCCTCTCCTTGTTAACAGGGACTATTGCAATTATTTGGATTAAGGTTTTTAAATGCAGATTTAAGATACCCGTCTTTATTCTAGGCTCAGGGTCATTTCTGGCAGCTTGTTATTACTCCCATAAAGGAGTGCCATACTTAAATGATTCGGGAAGGTTTAATTCCTGGAAGAATACCCTAACATTTTTCAAAAATAATGATTATGCATTCAAGTCTGAAGGCTATTGGATACTCTCAGATATTTATAATTATCTTTACCCTTACTACTACAAGATAA